GGAACTGCGTAATTAATTATTAATTAGAAAAGGAAGATATGAACGTAATAGATAGAGTGAAGGCACAATTTGAATCTTTAGGCATTAAAAAGATTGAGGTAGCTGAGTGGGGCGAGGAAGGCAAACCTTTAATAATATACTGCTCACCATTTACATTAGGAGAAAAAAGAAACCTATTTAAAGGTGCCAAGAATGATGATCTAGCAGTATTAGTAGATGCAATCGTTTTAAAAGCAAAAGACTCAGAAGGAAACAAATTATTTAAGCTAGATGACAAGCTAACATTATTGAATAATGCTGATGCAAATGTTATAGCTAGAGTAGCAACAGAAATGTTGAATGGTGTTTCTTACGAGGAAGCTGAAAAAAAGTAAGAACTGATACAGAGTTATATTCTATACTTGCTCTTGGTCAGGAATTAAACAAAAGTATAGAAGAAATTTGTCTTATGACACAAGACGAGTTTTATTATTGGATAGCTTACTTTAAAGTGAAGGCAGAAAAAGAGAAACTTTATAATGGCAGATCAGCAACTAAACATAAAACTTAATGTTATAGATAATGCTACAAAAGCTTTCGTAGAAATTAAAAACTCAATCTTTAATTTAAGAAATGCTTTAATTGGTTTAGGTGGTGGAGTTGCTTTAAGAGGTTTGGCTAAAGTAGGAAGCGAAGCAGAATTAACAGAAAATAAACTATCATTCTTATTTGGTTCTGTAGAAAAAGGTTCTCAGGCATTTAAAACATTAAATTCATTTGCAAGTAAATCACCATTTGCATTTCAAGATATAATTTCTTCTGCTGGTAATTTAGCAGTAGTATCTAAAGACTCAGAAGAACTAGCAAGAAATTTACAAATAGTTGGTAATGTATCTGCAATAACTGGATTAGATTTTCAAACATCTGCTGAACAAATATCAAAAGCTTTTACAAAAGGAATTAACTCAGCAAGACTTTTCCAAGACAAAGGTATTGCTAGTTTATTAGGATTTCAAAATGGTGCTGAAGTAAGTGCATTTGCAACACAAGAAGCTTTTGTTAGAGTATTTGGAACTGGTGGTAGATTTGCACAAGCTTCTAATGTTTTATCAAATACATTTCAAGGAACATTAACTAAGATCACTAACTCATTTGTTAAATTTCAAAATGATATTAACAAAGGTGGTTTCTTTAATTTTATAAGTTCAGGATTATCAGTAATAAACGATAACCTAGACAAAAACAGTGCAACACTACAAAAGTTTGCTATAGCATTTGGAGAGCAATTAACGAAAGCAATAAAAGGTTTATTATTAGGTACTGGTTTAGTTATTGATGCTGTTGCACCTATATTTAAGTTTGTAGCAAGTGGTATTGAAGGATTGTTAAAAGCTTTAGATGCACTTCCAAGTGGTGTTAGAGAATTAGGTGTTATAGGATTTTTATTATTAGGAACTGGTGGAAAGTTAATAGCATTAGCACTTGGTTCATTATTAGATCAACAAAGAAAATTTGTAGAACAATTTAGCGATCAAAAATTCTTCTTAGAAAAAAACACAGGTGAGTTAAATAAACAATCTGGTGCTTATGGAGTTATTAAAGAATTCTTAAATGAAATAGATTTAAAAACACAATCTATTAATGAAAAAAACCAGCAAAAGAATGAACTAATTAATAATGCTAATAGTGGTTTGCAAAAAGAATCAAGTCTATTAGATGAAATTATAGAAAAGTTTGGAAGAATTAATACTGAAGCTTTAGATCAGCTTAAAAAAACATCTGATGTAGTAGTACAAACTCTTAATCAAGGTATAAAAGATTTTTCAAAAGGTATTGCACAATCTATTGTTTTAGGAAAGTCTTTAGGAGAAGCTTTAAAATCTGCAGTACAAAATGCTCTAGTAAATATATTAGCAACTCAAATTGAAATATTAATTAGAGAAGGATTAAAATTAGCTGGTCTTAAATTACAAACAGCAGAAATTATAAAACAAAATGCTTTACTATCTCAAAGACAAGCTATTGGTGGTGGTGATGATGGTGGATTATTTGGTTCTTTATTAAGTTTTGGAACTAGTTTATTTGGTGGTAGTGGTGGTGGATTTAATCCTGACATTGGTGGAATACCAGATACTTATGTAGGAATGGCAGAAGGTGGTTCTGTTAGAGGTGGTATGCCAATCACAGTAGGAGAACGTGGTAGAGAATTATTCATACCTTCATCAAATGGAACTATTGTACCAAACCATGATTTAGGAAGTGGAATGAATATAACATTTAATATTCAAGCAAATGATGTTAGAGGTATTAAAGAATTATTAATTGATAATAGAGCAACTATAATTAACTTAGTTAATCAAGGTGCTAATGCGAAAGGAAAATCTAATATAGTATGAGTGGCACATTCCCATCAAGTCCAGCACCAAGAGATGTAGCAATATCATCTAATCAAAATACTATTGTTACGACTACTGCTTCTGGCAGACGACAAGCTAGACAAATAGATGGACAAAAATTTAGATTAAGAATTAGATTTCCTGTTATGACTAGAGCAGAATTTGCACCTATTAATGCTTTCATAATGAAACAAAGATCTCAAATGGAATCTTTCCAATATGTTCCACCAACAATAGATGATTCTTTAGGAGTTGCTTCAGGAGTTATATCTGTAAATGGTTCTGTAAGTGCTGGTGCTACATCTTGCTCAATAGATGGTATGGCAAATAGTACATCAGGAATATTTAAAGCTGGAGATTATTTTAGATTTACTGGACAGAATAAAGTTTACATGGTTGTAGCTGATGTTAATTCAAATGGTTCTGGTGCAGGAACATTAACTTTTGAACCACCATTAAGAGCAAACGTATCTGACAATACAGTTCTAATTTATTCTAATGTAGATTTTACAGTTGGTTTAACTGGAGATATTCAAGAATTTACTATTGGCACAGAAAACTATTTTCAATACGAAGTTGATCTTATAGAGGTATTGTAATGACTAGATCATTAAGTGCTTCGTTAATAACAGAACTTGCAACTAATAAACTTAATCCAGTTGAATTAGTTTATTTAGGTATAAGCACAGGAACATATTACACAGATCATTACAAAGATATTACTTATGATGGAAATACTTATACAGCTTCATCATTATTTTTAGGTAGTTCAGAAGTACAAGAAACTGCTGATGTTGCAGTTAATAATCTTACACTTAAATTCTCAGGTGCAGACACAACTATTATAAGTCTTTTATTAAACAACAACTACATGAACAAACAGGCAAAAGTTTATAGAGGTTTCTTAAATGATTCTCAGGAATTAATAGCAGACCCATTTCTTTTATTTGATGGAAGAATAGCTAATTTTGCTCTTGAAGAAAATGCAACTACATCTTCAATTAATATTGTCATAGCATCACATTGGGCAGATTTTGAAAAAGTATCTGGTAGAAGAACTGCTGAGAACTCTCAAAAACTTTATTTCCCAAATGACAAAGGAATGGAGTTTGCAAGTAAGACTGCACAAAAAATTAAATGGGGTTCAGCTTAATGACTGACTTATATAGAGTTATTCATTTATACAGACAGTTTAAACAATATGATAAATTTACTTACGCAGAATTAGTTAAAATGATAACACCATCTTTAAACTTAGATCAATACCAAATTCATAGATTAGGCAATCAAGATATTGGATTTACTAACTGGGCTTTCCTAAGCGATACAGTAGAGGAAAGATTTAAACTATCATTAAGATTAAAAGATAATGAATGGAACTGTGGAGATAATATTTGGGTTATGCAAATACTTGCTAAAAGCCACGCAAAAGAAATTATGAAATGGGTTAAAGATTACTTTAGAGATAAAATTGAAGTTAATGAATCTGTTAAGTGGATTAGAGCAGATGAGAACTTTAAGATTTACAGAAGATCAGAAAAATTTAAAAGAGAGTTTCATATATGAGTCCCCCTATTATATCAGCGATTATAACTACAATCATTACTACAGCAATAAGTTATTTAATTGCACCAAAACCAAAAGCACCTAGATTTAATTCAACTGATGAAGCTAAAGGAACTTTAGTAAATAAAGATTCTAACAACAATCCTATTCCTGTTATTTATGGTAAAAGACAAGTAGGATTAACTAGAGTGTTTGTTGAAAGTTCTGGTTCTGATAATCAATATCTTTATGTTGCAGGAGTATTATGTGAAGGTGGTGGTGCAGGAATCACTGCAATAGATGAAGTTTATGTAGATGATAAATTAGTAACATTTGATGGTGCATTAACTGATGGAACTTTAAGACAAGTAAGTAGTTCAGATACTAACTTTTATAAAGGTGGTGAAAGTTTAATATCTATTCAATCATTTTTTGGATTAGATAATCAATCAGCTTCTTCTTTGCTTGACGAAACAACTAACTGGACAACAGACCATAAACTATCTGGTCTTGCTTATGTTGCTTTAAGATTTAAGTGGAATCAAGATGCTTTTAATGGATTACCAGAAGTTAGAGTAACTGTTAGAGGTAAAAAAGTTTATGACCCAAGATTAGATTCTACTAAAGGTGGTTCTGGTTCTCACAGACAAGATGACCCAACTACTTGGGCTTATTCTAATAATTCATCATTAGTTCTTTTAGATTATTTAAGAAATAGCAGATATGGAAAAGGATTACCTAATGATGCTTTTGAAACTAATTATGATTCATTTAAGACTTCAGCAAATACCTGCGACACACAAGTTACACCTTATTCAGGTGCAGTAAGCGATATAAATTTATTTGAAACAAACGCAGTTATAGATAGTGAAAAAAAGGTATTAGAGAATGTAAGAGAATTGCTTGTGCCAATGAGAGCAATCTTTAATTACACACAAGGTAAATACAAAGTTATTATTGAAGGAACAGGAAGTTCACAATTATTATTAACTAAAGATAATGTTGTAAGTGAAGTTAAATTACAAGGAGAAAACAAATCTGAGAAATATAATAGAGTTGTAGGAACATTTACAAACCCTGAAAAAGATTATCAATCAGACACAGTTTCATACCCACCTTATGATGATTCTGTATTAGACCCAGCAGATCAATTTGCTACAATGCTAACTGAAGATAATGAAACCTTATTAGAGAGAAGCTTTGATATGATTCACGTTACATCACCTTATCAAGCTGAAGAAATTTGCGAGAACATATTAAAAAGATCAAGAAACAATTTAAAAGCAGAAGTTACAGTTACATCAGAAGCACTTAATTTATCTATTGGAGATATAGTAACAGCAACGTATGAGACTGCTGGATTTGTAAACAAACCATTTCGTGTAATGTCTCTTGCTATTAATTCAGACTCAACAGTAACTTTAGGATTAGAATCACATCAAGATAACTTCTATACTTGGGAAGAAAAAGGCGAAGCACCTACAATAGCTGATACTGTATTACCAAATCCTTTTTCTGTATCTCCACCAGCTTCTATTACTTTAGATGACCAATTAATTGAATACTCAGACGGAGTTGTTATTACAGCTTTAGATATAACAATCGGTGCATCACCAGATAACTTTGTAGATTACTACCAAGTAGAATATAAACTAAGCACAGATACTGATTATCTTATATCTGGTCAGGTTACAGGATTATTTCATAGAATACTAAACGTAAAAGATGGATTTACTTACAACGTAAGAGTTAAAGCATTTAATACATTAGGAGTATCTTCTACATACACATCTGCAACAAGAACTATTGTTGGTGGAATTGCACCACCTTCTGATGTAACAGATTTCTCTTGTAATATTATTGGTGGAGATGCACATTTATCTTGGCAACAAATAGCAGACCTAGATTTAGCACATTATCAAATCAGATATTCTACATTAACAACAGGTGCTTCTTGGGGTAACTCAGTTTCTTTAGTTGAAAAGGTTGCAAGACCAGCTACTTCAGTAACAGTTCCAGCAAGAGTAGGTTCATATCTTATAAAAGCAGTAGATAAAAATGGTAACTATTCTTCTAATGAAACAATCATTGAAACAAATGTATTAGCAATAGGAAATTACAATGCTGTTGCAAGTCAAACAGAATCTCCTACATTCTCAGGAGTAAAAACTAATGTAATAGTTTCTGATGGAACATTAAGATTAGATTCATCAGAACTTTTTGATTCTGCAATAGGAAACTTTGATGATGCTACTTCATTCTTTGATTCTGGTGTAACTGCTTATGACTTATATTCTGAAGGAACTTATTTATTCTCATCACCAATAGATATAGGTGGAGTTTATACTTCAAGAGTAACTGCTTCTATTACACAGACATCAGATAACTTAGATGATTTATTTGATTCAAGAACTGGAGATTTTGATGACGCACAATCTAACTTTGATGGCGATACTCCAGCTAATTGTAATGCTCATATTGAGATTGCTTTATCAAATGACAATATAACTTATACTACATTTAGAAACTTTGTTGTTGGCGATTACACAGCTAGATATTATAAATTTAGAGTAACATTGAGGTCTTTTGATTTATCATCTACTCCAGTTATTAGTGCTTTATCAGTAAGTATAGATATGCCAGATAGAATATTTAGTGGAAATGATATAACTTCAGGAACAGGAACTTATACTGTTACATTTACTTTGCCTTTTTATTCAAATTCTTATGCAGTAGGAATAACAGCACAAGGTATGAACACAGGAGATTACTTTACAATTTCAAATAAAACTGTTAATGGTTTTGATGTTGCTTTTAAAAATAGTAGCAATAGTGGAGTATCAAAAGTTTTTGATTATTTAAGCAAAGGATATTAGATGGCACAACATAGTGATTATAACATAGCAAATCAGGGTTTCCCTGCATTTAGAACAGATTTAAACAACGTACTATCAGCAATCAATACATTAAACTCAGGAACATCTAGACCATCTTCTGCTGTAGCAAATTCTCTTTGGTTAGATACAACAACTTCTACTGCACCTACTTTAAAATATTATGATGGTGCTGATGACATATCACTAGCAACTATTGACCATGTCGCAAACACAGTAAACTGGTTAGATTCAACAGTATCAATTACTGGACTATCTACTTCTGCAACAGGAACAGTTTTAACACTTACTGACACTTATCTTAATTCAACAGTTTCAATTAGATTACCAAATGCAACAGCAATTTCAGATGATTCAGGAAATGAATATATCAAGTTTGCAAAAACATCTTCAGCAGTAAATGAAATATCAGTTACAAATTCTGCTACTGGAAACAATCCAATAGTATCTGCAACTGGTTCTGATACAAACATTGGACTTACTTTAACTGCTAAAGGAACAGGATTAATTAAACTTACATCTGGTGGATATTACCCAGAAGCTACACTTACTGATGGTGCTACTATTTCTTGGGACGTATCTTTATATCCAGTTGCTAAAGTAACTCTTGGAGATAACAGAACTTTATCTGCACCTACTAATGGTGCTACTGGACAATTTGTATCATTACTTGTTATTCAAGATGGTACAGGTTCAAGAACATTAACTTGGAACTCAGCTTATGAATTTGCTTCAGACACAGCGCCTACACTTACAACTACTGCTAATCTTGGAGACTTATTTACATTTAGATACAATGGAACTAAATGGTTAGAAGTTGGTAGAAACCTTAAATTAACTTTATCTTAATATGTACGCACTAGTAATTAATAACGAAATAGTAAAAGTATTTGCAAACCCAGAAGGTTTTACTTTAAATGATAATCAATACTCATCTCAAATCTTTACCGCTTGGTCTAAAGAAGAAAAACAAGCAATAGGTATTTATGAAGTTGAAACAGATTCTACTAATTTAAAAGATGAATCTTATTACAATAATACTAATGAGATATTTGAATTTAAAAAAGGTAAAGCAATTAGAAAATGGGGAACTGCAACTCCTAAACAATTAGAAGATGTTAATGCTACTGATGAAGATGGTGAACCAGTGATTCAAGATGGTAAGCAAGTAGTTATTAAAGGTTTAAAATCTCAAAAAATACAAATCGTAAAGCAACAAACTGCTGGACTATTACAATCAACTGATTGGTATGTAACTAGAAAAGCTGATACTGGAACTGCTATACCACAAGCAATACAAGATTTTAGAAATGAAGTAAGAGAAGTTAGTAATCAACAAGAAACACAAATAAATGCTTGTACTACTGTGGAAGAATTGAAGGCATTGTATGAGTATGTAAATACAGGCACAGAAAAATCTCCAATCTACACTAGACAGTTAGCAGAATTTCCAAAGGTAGCTTAAATGCCATTTGTTATATTACCAACAAATAGTGCTTCTGGTGGCTATGAGATAACTAACTCATTAAGATTTAATTCTGGTAGTTCAGATTACTTATCAAGAACTTATGGAACACCAACTAATAACAAAATTTGGACTTTGTCTTTTTGGGTTAAAAGAACAGAATTAGGTAGAGAACAACATATTTTAAATGGTGGTGGACAACAATTTTATTTTAGTTCTGGAGATGTATTGTCTTTTGGAGATACTGGTTCTGCTCAGTTAGTTACTTCACAAGTATTTAGAGATGTTTCAGCTTGGTATCATATAATATTAGCAGTTGATACAACACAAGCAACATCTACAAATAGAGATAAAATATATATTAATGGTACAGAAGTAACATCATTTAGTACAAGTACTTATCCTTCACAAAATTCAAGTTCATCTTGGAATACAGCTTCAACTGCATATTATATTGGAAGATATAATCCTTCACCATCTGGCTATTATTGGAGTACATATTTATCAGACGTATTTTTCATTGATGGACAACAATTAACACCATCATCATTCGGTGAAACAGATGAAGATACAGGAATATGGAAACCAAAAGCATATACAGGTACTTATGGAACTAATGGTTTCTACCTGCAATTTAAAAACTCATCATCTCTTGGTACAGATTCTTCAGGAAATGGAAATAACTTTACAGTAAATAATTTAACTTCAGTAGATCAAAGCACAGACACACCAACTAATAATTTTGCTACAATGAATCCGTTAAGAGTTCCAACTGGAAATCCAGCTACATTTACAAATGGTAATTTAACAGTAGCATCTAATACAGGTGGTGGTTATTATGATGGAAGAAGTACAATTACAATGACAACAGGTAAATGGTATTTTGAAGCTAAATTAGTTTCAGAATCAAGTTCAAATGTTGGATTTATAGGAATTCAAAATGCAGATTCATATCAAGCAGAAATGTACAATAGTGGACAAGGTGTTTATGCTTCTTATTATTCTGGTGGTTGGCAATATCAAGGAACTGGTAATTTTGTTAATAACGATACAACTTCTTATACTGGAAGTTCTTATACTGCTGGAGATATAATATCTGTTGCTTTAGATTGTGATAATGCAAAATTATATTTTGGTAAAAATGGAACTTGGCAAAATTCAGGAGTTCCAACTTCAGGTGCGACAGGAACTGGTGCAGTTTCTATAACAAGTGGATTACCTTATTTATTTGCAGTTGATGATGCATCAAATGGACAAACTGTAACTTGGGATTGTAATTTTGGTTCACCACCATACTCAGCTAATTCATATACTGATGGTGCTGGGAGAGGAAATTTTTCGTATGCTGTTCCCAGTGGTTATTTTGCACTCTGCACAGCAAATTTGAGTTTGTATGGTTAATAAAATGGAAACAATAAACAATAAATACAAAGTTTGGCATGACAATATAATTGCTAGAGGTAAGAATAGAGTTTTAACTGGTTATCAAGAAAAACACCATATCATTCCTAAATCATTAGGTGGTAGCAATTCAAAAGATAATCTTGTTGCTTTAACTCCTAAAGAACATTTCATTATACATATTCTTCTTTGCAAATTTACAATAGGTAAATCAAGAATTAAAATGCTTAATGCTTTACATGCTATGATGTTCTTTACCACAAAACGCAGAGGTTATAAAACCTCATCAAGAATTGTTGCAAATCTAAGAATAGAATTTCAAAAAAACAATCCAGTATTTGACCCTGAAGTTAGAAAAAAAATAGGATTAGGTAACAAAGGTAAAATAGTAAGTGCTGAAGGAAGAAGAAATATGAGTTTAGCACACATGGGATTAAGAAACTCTCTTGGCTTTAAACACCCTAAAGAATTTGGCGAAAGAATAAGCAGAATGAATAAAGGAACTAAATATAGTCTTGGATTAAAACACATGAACAAAGATGGAAAAGGTTATTTTATTAAAAAAGAATTAGTACAAGAATATTTAGACAAAGGTTATAAATTAGGAATGGAAAGAAGTTATATAACAGATGCGTATAGAAAATTACAGTCAGACAAAGCAAAAGGTAAATATCATGTTAAAGGCAGAATCTTCATTACTAAAGATGGTAAGAATAAATTAATAAAAAAAGAACAACTTAACGAATACCAAAACTTAGGATATACAGTTGGTAGAGATGAATCTCATGTTACAAAAGAAGTGAGAGAAAAAATATCATATATGCGTAAATTGTATTGGAAGAATAAAAAAGAACAACAACTAACTAAGGTAGCATAATGAGTTTTTCTAGCATAGACAAACCTAGTAAATATTTTAATACAGTTCTTTATACTGGTAATATAACAGCACCAAGAACAATAACTGGAGTAGGTTTTAATCCTGATTTAGTTTGGGTTAAAGATAGAAGTAATGCTAATTGGCATTTTTTATCAGATACAGTAAGGGGTTCAAATAAAAATTTAGCAACAAATGCAACAGACGCAGAAGCAAATCCAACAACTTATGGAAATGGTGGAATAGGAACTCCAACAACAGATGGTTTTACAATAGTAAGTGGAACAACAAATTCTGGTAATGTTAATACTAATGGTAGTTTATATACTTCTTGGAACTGGTTAGCTGGTGGAACTGGTGTATCAAACACATCAGGAACAATATCAAGCACAGTATCAGCTAATACAACAAGCGGATTTAGTATTGTAAGTTATACTGGTAATGGAACAAATGGTGCTACTTTTGGTCATGGATTAGGAGTTACACCTAAAATGGTAATTGTAAAAAGAAGATCAACATCAGGAACTGGTTGGTTTACTTATCATGTTGGGTTAACAAATAATCAATATTATATATATTTAAACTCAACAAACGCACAAGCAACAGGTGGACAAACAACTTGGAATATTAATTCATCAACAGTTGGTATGTACACATATACTGATTACAATGGTAATGGTGATACTTACATCGCCTACTGCTTTGCTGAAGTAAAAGGATATTCTAAATTTGGTTCTTACACAGGTAATGGTTCAACTGATGGAACATTCGTATATACAGGTTTTAAACCTGCGTTTGTTCTGTTTAAAAGAACAGATGCGATTGATGATTGGATAATAGAAGATAATAAAAGAAGTACATACAATGTAATAGATGCAAGATTATTTCCAAGTGATAGTAGTGCTGAATTAAGTAATGGAAATGGTAAAGTTGATTATTTATCTAATGGTTTTAAAATAAGACATACTGCCGCAAATATGAATGCTTCTGGTGGAACATATATCTACATGGCATTTGCAGAAAATCCTTTTGTAAGTTCTAAAGGTTTACCTACGACTGCAAGATGATTTGGTTTATCTTAGGAATAATTATAGGCATCTGGTTTGAGTGGCGATACCAAAATGCTAATCATATTATAGAATCAATTAAAGAACATTTAAATATTAAGTAGTCTTGTCATCTATTTGCCTAAATACTCTTTGCAATAAACAATATTTTAAAAAAAGATCAGATCAAAATTTTTGCTCAAACAAATGTAATAAAAAACACTTTTATGACAATAATAAAGATTTAATAAAGTTAAGATTAAAGTCGTCTTATAAAAAGTTTAGAAAACAAAGATTAAAAAAAGTAAAAGAAAATTACAAAATAAATAGAGAAAAAATATTAAAATATAGAAAAGGATATTACCAAAAAAATTCAGAGCATATAAAACTTTATGTAAGAAATTGGAGAAAAACTAACAAGAAGATAACAAACTCATATAAAGCCAAAAGAAAATTAATGCAAAAAAATGCAATACCTAAATGGGCTAATCTTAAAAAGATTAAAGAAATATATGCCAAATGCCCAGATGGATACCACGTAGATCATATTATACCAATTAACAGTAAGGTAGTTTGTGGTTTGCACGTAGAGTGGAACTTACAATATCTTCCAGCTAAAGAAAATTTAGCTAAAAGCAATAAACTATCTTGAAATTTGTTGCAACGCAACATATATATCCTAAAACTAAATAGGAGAATAAAATGTTTACATTTAAACTACCGACTTACGAAGAACTAAAACAAAACTACGAAACATACTTAAAAGATGTTCAGAAGTTTTATAAAGACTGGTATTCGGATATACAAAAGACTTTTAACAAATAACTTTATTAAAACACAATAGTTTGATATTACTGCACAAAAATTTAATGTGCATTTACAAACTTTGGATTGGTGGGTGTGTCTTGCTAAAGTCTTGCAAATGCTTAAAAGACAATGGCAAGAACACAGAACGAAGAACTAATATCTCTAAAGGGACATATCACAGGAATTAAGAGAGAAGTTAAATTACTTGGTTGCTCAGTATATAAGCTGGAAAAGAAACTAGAAACTCTATTCTGGTCTATATTATGTGGACTTGGTGCTTTATCATTGGCTTTGATTACAATATTTCTTGCTAAGTAAGTATTGCTTAAAACGGCAAATACAACTAACAGAATAGGTATATGAAAAATAAAAGAATATTAGTCATATCTGATTTACACTTTCCATTTGCTCATAAAGACTGGCATGGATTTCTTACAAAGTTAAAAGCTAAATACAAACCTGATACTATTGTAAATATTGGTGATGAAATGGATTTTCATTCTATCAATGTATCTCACACAATAGACCCTGATCTTCCATCTCCTAAAGATGAATTAGAACTTGGTAAAAAAGAAATACACAGACTTCATAAACTATTCCCACAAATGACTTTATTAGAATCAAATCATGGTTCTATGGTTTTAAGACGTGCTATGGCAAAAGGAATGACCAAATCTTTTATTAAGTCTTACAATCAAATATTAGAAGTTGGTAAAGGTTGGGAATGGAAAGAAAAACATTTTATAGACACAGATAAAGGTAGAATACTTTTTGCACATCAATTCTCACCTGATGTTTCTAAAGCTGTTGCTCAGTATGCTCTATCAGTTGTTCAGGGTCATTATCATACAATTAGCGAAGTAAGATTTCATGGAAACGATTTTCATTTAAACTTTGGAATGACTGTTGGTTGCTTAATTAATAAAGATGCACTTGCTATGAATTACATGAGACTTAACTTAAAGAAACCTATTTTATCTTGTGGACTAATTACAAATGGTATGCCACATTTAACACCAATGTATTTGAAACGTAACGGAGATTGGGATAACAATATCTATATATGAAAGAAGTAAGTTTGAAGGAACTGCTTTTTAGTGAGACTGCTACAAGACTAAACATTCCAAACGAAGCTACCGATTCAATCTTAATCAATCTACAAATATTAATCTACGAAGTTATCAATCCAATCATAAATCAATTTGGAGACATTAAAATAACTTCTGGTTATCGTTCTCCTGAATTATGCAAAGCAATAGGAAGTTCTACAACATCACAACATACTCTTGGTCAAGCTGTTGATTGCGAAGTTCTAGGAGTGCCTAATAAACAACTTGCTGACTGGGTAGTTAATCATTTAGAATTTGACCAATGTATTTTAGAATTTTGGAAACCAGAAGAAACTAATTCAGGTTGGGTTCATATCTCTTACAACAAAGGTAATAATCGTAAAATGTATTTAAGAGCATACAAAGCTAATGGAAGAACAGTATATGAAGTCTTATAAAAAACAAGTTGGTGGAAGCCACTATAAAAAATACAAGATTCAACCAGTTGAGTTTATAGTTAAAAATAATATTGGATTTGTAGAAGGAAACATAATAAAGTACGTATTGCGATTTAAAGAGAAGGGTGGTGTTCAAGACTTAGAAAAGGCAAAACACTACATAGAACTGCTAATAGATTCAACTAAAAGTAGATAATATCATTTAAAACGATTTATAGCTTGTTTTAACGCACGTGGCTTTAAATACAAGAAAACGACAACCGAACCTATAATATCAAAAAAAAAGGGTAATTTGTCGGTTTAAATAGGCAAATTTAAGGAGTTTAAAGTTACAATGGCATTTAATATACAAAATAAGGAAGAAAACCAGAACGCACCATTTGGTTTATTAGTACAAAAAGGATTAGTAGAAGATTTTTCAGCTTATGGCACTTATGGCTATAATGCAGATGTAAGCACATCATTTGAAACAATATGGACTGGTGGTGGATTGTATTCATATCCAACTACTGCAAGTACAGCTTCAGTAACAAGTTCAGACACAGTTTCTGACAATGGTGGAACAGTTGATCTTTACGGATTAAACGCAAGTTACCAATTACAAACTGAAAGAGTTGCTATTGGACAAACATCTACAAATACTTGGATTAGAGTTTTTTCTGCAACTTTAGTAAATGCAACAACTGGAAATGCCAATGTTGGCACAATTACAGTTACTGTTGATTCTAAATCTGTTGCTGTCATTCCTGCGACTTATGGAAAATCTTTAGCTTGTATTTATACTGTGCCTGCAAACTGCAGAGCATTTATTATGACTTCTGGTATCGGTGTTTCCAAGCAAAAAGAAATAGAAGCTAAATTAATGATTAGAAAATTAACTGATGGAAATGCTTTTAATACTATTGGTTATCAAACTTTATTTGGTGGAAATGCTTATCAAGAATTTACTGTACCATTTTTAGTAGATCAAAAAACAGACATAGAAATTAGAGCAAAAGCAGATGCTACTACTGCTGTATCAGCTACATTTTCTTTATACGTTGAGGAATATCATTAATGTGGTGGAACATCATACCTACAGTAGTAAAAACTGGTGCTGAGATTTATAAGAATCATAAGCAATCAGAACTATTAGAATCTGAAGCTGAACGTAGATACTATGAACGTATGGCAAAAGGTGAGATAGAGTACACTAGAGATGTTTACGATCAACAAGATAAATCAATTAAAGACGAAATAGTATTATTTGTTGTTTGCATACCCATTGTCGTATTGTCTTATGCTATCATTAGTGATGATGCTAATATCAAATCTAAACTAGATTTATTTTTTGATTACTTTGGTAAGTTTCCTTCTTGGTATCAATGGTTAATAGTAGGTATATTTTCTGCAATTTACGGATTAAAACCCACTCTTGATATATTCAAAAAGTAGTTGAAATGAACTTTTACTTAATCACTTATGCTGTAAGCTTTGTGAAAGTAAATGATGAGAGTATAAAAGAAGATATAGCTTATTGCAGATTCTTTGACACAGATTGTTTTGTAAATGCTAGTTCATTTTTAGCTTCATTAAAACAAGTTAAGAAACTTAGAATCACAGGAGTTGAATTTGAAGTAGAGGAATGTGGTTGGCACGATTATTATGAAGATATTTCAAATACTATTCACTAACTTAACTGTACTTCAAAGTATTCTATACCATCATTGGGAAAGCTTTTTAATTGCGATTTTGGCAATAGCTTTAATATTTGGTCTACACTTTTAAAAATAATTTTATCAGCTAAAGGAAAGCAAATAGTAAACTTAGTATGATAGTTTGTAAAAGCTTGTTCAAAATAAATATATCTTTTAACATCTCTAACTTTGATCTTAGTTAAAGTCTTACCATGTTCCCAAGTTGCATTTTTTAATTCAACAAAGAACTGCTCTTGCTTATGTGCTTCTTTAGGTGCGTAAACGAAGTAGTCTGGGAAAGCTTTGATAAGGGTTGGGAGTTTGGCAAACAAAGGTATAACACTTTCAGCGAAAGATTGAGAATCGCTAACAGCATTAAGACCAAGCTTCCTATAAAGATAGCCACGACTATTGCAATACTGAACGAAACGATCTTCACTAATGTTAAGATAATTAGTTGTGCGATTTTCATAAGACTGTTCATTGAAGTTATTAATATATTTTTTTTCATTCATTTAGCGACTCAGTTCACGATTAGTAACTAACCAACTTCTGTATAAATCTACCCAAGACTGTAAGTTTGCATACTTGCCTTTTAGAATTGAATAGTTCTTTTCTGCAACTAATAAACCTTCTACTAATGTTGCATAGTTATCATCAGCATAAGCCCACTTTTCTGCTTCACTTACACTGCAATTCTTTTCTAATTTCTTAGTAATAGTTAATTGTGCAAATGTTATTTTCTTAAATTCTTCGCAACGTCTAAATGTATATAACGCATTAGACATTTCTTCTGAAATAGTATCTAGTTCTTGTTTTATCGTATCGGGATTCTTTAGAGCAAAATCTTCCATAACCTTCCTTTACATTTTTAAGTTGTGTTACTAGACTAAGCTAGTAATTCTTCAAATTTCAAAACCACTTTTGTTTCTAAAGCATCTTTAAGTCTTTTTGCCTTTTCCATTTTATGCTTTAGTTCAAAATATTTCATAGATACTCTATGATGCCTGTCTCTTAGGTTCTGAACTTGAGTTTTCATTTTCTCCATCAGCTATTTTAATATTATTTCTAATAAACTTTGTATTCAATATGTTTACCGAAATAATCTTTCCTTCCTTTTTTTCTGTTAGAGCATCTTCTGTGTTATCAAAGAGTTCCTTAACTACAATGCTACACTCAATTAACTTTTCTCTAACAACCTTCATTATGTTTTTTATATATAATATTTCATTAAATTGCAAGGATATGGCGAGGGAAAACAAAAGGGAATTTGTGTTTTTAGACAAACCAATAAAGAGCATCTAAAAAAACCCTCGCCATAAGAATCTTAGTTATGGAAATTCATCTGAAATAAAAACTTATAATCTTTTATTTTCAAATCAATTTCTTCCTTTGTAACACCAATTTTGCCAGATTCAATACCTGATTTTAATAAAGCCATAGTGAACATATATTCATCTTTATTAAATCCTTTACTAGGTGCAGAAGAACTAGCCATTTCTTTTTCAATAGTAGTTACTGCTTCGTTAAAGTTTTCTGATTCAAAATCATCAACATTAAAGCTAGTATCTGGTTTAGCAGTTGGTAGTTCTTGTATCATTGGACTTTTATCTTCTTTGGTAAGAACAAATAAACTTCCATTCTTTTTTGAAGCACCACAAGTTACGGAAACATTTTTTCCTTTAGCTATGGCAGGGTGCAAGATAGATGACCAAAGAACTATCTCTTGTTCGCCTACTTTAAACTTGAAATTTGGAAACTTATTAGCAGTTCCATCTTTACCAAGTCTATTATCGTAAACGTATTTTATTACTCCTTGTACGTTCATATTACTTCTCCTTATTGTTTAGGTAGCGATACATTTTTAAACAGGCAATCGCCACTTCTTCCTGTGCATCTCCGATTGGAAATTCCTTAATATTTAATTTTCCAGTTTTGGTACAATTAACTATGATGCCTTTTTTGACATCAATATTTAATTCTTCTTTTACACAAATCTTATAAAGATAGATTTGCACTAACATAGAATCTCTTATTCCTGATGATGACTTCCAATCATAAATAATATGCTCTCCTGATTTGTTTTTAAATATAGCATCAAGAGTTCCAGTAAATTTATGAATACGACTAAGAACTTTGCGTTCAGTAAATACAATCTCTAAACCTTCTTGCTTATCGTACCATTCTTTAAACTTACCAAATGATTTTTTAATTTCAGGGTTTATAATCTCAGGAACAATTCCTTTATGAATATAATCTTCAATTAAATTATGTACTTGAGTTCCAACTAAACCAGCATCACCCATGCTTTGATTTGGTGCTTTTTTAATTTGATCTGCAATCTTGGCCAATTCAATCTCATCATAGCTAACACCTGCTCTAATTAACTTTTTAAATTCTTCAGAACATATCTTGGCAGACCACAAGCCAATTACATTAGCTGGAGTTAATAGTTTAGTTATTCCAGTAGCAGATGGAAGTTGCTCATCATTCCAAAAGTATTGATGTTGTATTGGGTCAAATAATAAAGTTTCTTGACCATTGTATAGTTTTATTTCTTCCATTTTGCCTTCCCTTTTTGTTTAGTTATAAATATCCTGCTTAATTATTTTACTGTAGTCTGATTTGATTAAATTTGCATCAAATAATTTATCTACAGGCAAACCAAATACTTTGCCAACTTTGTATAATTGAACTGCACTTAGTTGATTAGTTCCAAGTTCAAATTTAGATACCTGCTGTGTCGCAGAGCCAATAAATTCTGCCAACATTCTCTGGCTCATAAATTTTACTTTTCCTGTTATAGGTTCTTCAACTTTAGTATTGTGTCGCAAGTATCTTAAATTACTTGCTAGAGTATTTACTATTTGGATTCTTGATTCCATATTTCCTTCCATCTGTTGTGTTGAGTTTGCCAATATTCACAATTTATATCTGGGTTATGATAAGGAAATGACTTATAGAAATCATCTAAAGTTATTGTCTTGTCTTTTACCGAACATAAATCATAATAGTATGGTGCTTCATTAGAAACTATCCATTTGTTGGTAGTAGATTCTAATAGCAATCTATTTATTTCTTGTTGTACTGTTTTCATATTCCCCCTTAGTTCAATATGCTGTGTCCACGATTAATCATACATTTTCTAATGTAATTTTTTCTCGTATCATCAGCTTTACTTACAACACCTAAACTAGCTGGTCTTAAAACATTATCAATAATCCAAGATTGAAATTCTTGGCTATCAGATAAAGTATTTTCAGCAAATTTAGTACATAAGATTGTGTCGTTGGTTATGTTCTCAGATTTACCATCAGGGAACGTACCCGATCTTCCAGCAGTATCAACTACTGGTTTGTATGTGCTACAATTACTTATTGTTATAATAAGTATTAAACCTAATAATGTTTTCATTTTTCCCTTTGTTTATTTTAGTTAAGTAATCTTCAGTATGGATATTAGCAATATCAATTTTTTTTAATATTGGTTTTTGTTTCCAAGCCAAAGTTATGTATTCCAATAAAGTTTCGGTTCGCTGATTCTTTATTAAAATTTCTAAGACTCTACTCGCTAGTTTGTGATCGTTGTTTTTCATTTGCCTTCTCTAATTGTTGTTTTTCTTTTTTTAACTCAGCTTCTTTAAGTGCTTGTTTAAGCTTCTCAGCAAATACTGATTCGCCTAGTTTAGTACTTAAATCTTTATTTGAAAAGTTCATCTTTTTTCTTCCCATTTATACTTTTTAGTAAAGCATTGTAAAGTGCCTTTTCGTAACTTGTAATTTTAGTTCCTGAAAATTCTTGAACTATAAAATAGTTTTTAATTATCTCGGAACAACCTTTTAGAATATCAATATCAACAGATTTTTTCATTCTAATTAATTGCTAAATGTATTAATATTATACTTGCACCAAGCAATATAGCTGTGATAACGAACCCTATTCCGTCTTTAGTTTCTCTAGTCATTTATTGTTCTCCCATATTAAGATTGCCAAAAACACTGCGAAACAGAAGTACCAAAACCCTAAATCATTTATAACTTCTAGCATTGTTTTGTCATCATGTTGTTAAGTTTATTTATTAGAGTAGTAATACGTTTCTTTGTATGCTCTCCTCTAATTTCATTATCCAATAAGATTCTTGATAGAACTGCTGTCATCAATTTCATTTCATAATAACTCATTGAACAAATTACACCTGTGTTTCTCATTTACGTTTCCTTCTTTTGTTACCAAAGCAATCCCATTTCTTATGATATGATTTGAGTAATTTTGCTAGTTGTTTTTTCATATTAATTAATTGTTAAGTTGTAAGTAGCTATTGTGTTATCCTCTTGTTTTGTTTGTCCACGTTTTAATGCTTCTTCTGCTATTATAGGAGAAAAATAATTCATAAGCTTAACAAACAATTCCATGCGTTCTGCGTGTAAATCTTTATTGTACTTTAAGCCAGTTTGTTTTGATTCTAAACTTGTTTCATTTTTTTCAAACAACCACCAAAAATACCAAATCTTAAATTCTTCTTGTTTTATATTAATGGTAGTTTCTTTTGGCTTTAAAAGACCATAAGGATTAAATTCATAAAGATAATTATTTATTTGTTTTCTAATCTTATATGCTTTTTTATCTTCTTCCATTGATGGTAATGATGAAAGATATTTTAATTCTTCTAGCATATTACCACTAACTTTTATTTGTATTTCTTTTTTCATATTTCCCTTTTTATTTATTAATATAAAATAAATATAATTATAAAAATCCCAAAATCAACTTTAGAATGACAAATTGTGGATAATTTATACAAGAAATATATCAATTAAAACAATGACTTATTCGTTGCTATTTTGTTCTCTTTTTGATACTAGGGATTGTGGGTAAGTGCCTTCCCTTACCCACGTTATATAACTAGGAAAAATAATGCCAATAATTAAAGGTTATTCTAAAAAATCAATAAGCAAGAATATAAGCCGAGAAATGAAACGTGGTAAATCACAAGCACAATCTGTGGCAATAGCTTTATCAGTTGCTAGAACTGCAAAGAAAAAAGCAAAGAAATATAAATAGTGCAAATAGCGAAGGCAAACATAATTCATTCTGTTAAGCATCAGAAGTTTGTGGCTTCTTTTCCATGTGTCGTTTGTGGCAACGATACTCAAGTTCAATGCTGTCATATTCGTTCTATCCCTAAAGTAGGTAATGTAGGTAAAGGCATAAGAGATGATAGATTCTGTATTCCAATGTGCTTTACTTGTCATACCCAACAGCACCTTATAGGTGAATTAGAGTTCTTTGAAAAATATAATATAAATCCTATATTGATTTCTATGAAGATAGCTAGTATATCTCCTTGTAATAAAATTAACCAAGCCAAACAGGAAGGTGCATACAATGGAAAACTTAACTATCAAGAACATATCCGAAATAACAAAAAAAGTTCTTTGCAATCATAAACTATACAAAGACATAAACTTCTTTGACGTTCCACATAACAAAATTTGTTTAGCAGTCATTAGAGAGATTACAGAATTATCTTATAATGAAATTGGCAAAGCTTATAACAAATCATGGTTTACAATTTATGCTTCCGTAAAAGATACACAAAAGAATGGATTAAAAGTTTTTACAAATAGAGTTATAGATTTAGTAAAGGCAGAAGTTAAATGAACGAAGGTTGGGTAAGTATATATCGCCAAATATTTGACAATAAAGATTTAAAAGACAATAATCATTTATTGATATTTATTTATATGGTTGTTCATGCAAGTCATAAACCAACTATTGTAAATTATAGAAGAAAAAGAGTTGTTTTAAAACGTGGTCAATTAACTGTTTCTTTAAGAGACTTATGTAAGAGATTTAAGCTTACAGAACGCAAGGTTAGAACTATTTTAAGGAATTTAGAAACGACACAGTCGCTGACACACACTTTGTTCAAACAATTATCTGTTTATACCATTGTAAATTATAACAAATTTCAAGTTAATAACTTGAGTGAAGTTAAGCTAATTGACACACAAAACGACAGACAGAACAATAAATACTATACTAATACTACTAGTATAGGTAAAAATATGTTAAGTCTTAGCAGTATGACTAATACACCAAAGAAAATTACTATTCCTACCTTGCAAGACTTAAAAACCAAGATCATTGAGAAACCCAAAGAAAAGAACGAGTGGGAAATTATGCGTGAAAAACTTGACGCAGAAGATTACGAAAAATGGGTTCTGCACACATTAAACTCTTGAAATAAAACAATAATATCATTATAACTACAAATAACTATATAGGCATGGGGGTTGAAACATTACCCCCTTTAAAAAAAATATATTTACTTAATCATAAAATATCATTACTGATTCGCCTTATAACAACAGGAGAATGTAGTTATGGAAAAAACAATAGAAAAAGCTTTAAAGCAATTAGACAAAATAGATGATTTAGTTGCAAAGCTTAGAGACCAACTTGAGTCAGCGATTGACGACTATGAGACAGATGATTCTGATGATTACGATTCAGATGATGATTTCTCAGATGACGAAGATTTAGATTCTGACGAAGAATAATCTAATTAGATAAGCTGTAAAGCTGGAAGGTTATCAAAACCTTAAAAATCAATGAACAGTAAAATACTAAGCATCAAGCTTTGGGATTACACAATCATTTTATTATTTTTAATGTTAGTGTTTTTAATTGGAACATTTTTTCCAAACGATCACACTAAAGACAAAATAAGACAAAGCACTATTGATGAAATTAGGAAGATAGGTTTCTTTGAACCTAAAGTGGATAACACTTCACCAGATAAGTTTATAGCTAGTATGCAGAAATGTATTGCTTATATAAACTTGGATTTAGAAAAAGACCAACATATACCAACATCATTAATTATTGCACAAAGCATAGTTGAAAGTAACTTCGGGACTTCAAGATTTGCTAAGGAAGGCAATAATCTATTTGGAGTTAGAGTATGGTCTAAGGAAGGTATGTTGCCATTATTACAAGACCCATCAATTAACTGGAGAGTTAAAACTTATAAATCTAAATGCCAATCAGTTAGGCATTATATAAGCACATTAAACAATAATCATCACTATCAGGAGTTTAGACAACTGAGAAATAGAACAAAAGACCCTATGAAATTAGTTGATACATTAGACAATTTTTCCACTAGCATTTCTTATACAAATCATGTTAAGCAGATATTAATTAAATACAAAGGCAAGATATAATGGCTAATGAGACTACATCAACATCACTGAATTCACTTTACCAAAAAAGAGTAAAGGTTAAAGGTACTTATAGAGTTTATAAGCCAAAGCCATTAAAGATGCCTAGAAAAAAGAAATGAAAAAACCTATTTGGGAAAGACAAAGACCATCTAAACTTGGCAGACCAAAACCATTTAACACTAAAACAAAAGCTTACAAAAAAGCTAGACGTTCTGCTGGTCAAAAATTCGGCAAGAAAAACAGCTTTGTTAAAAACCTTTACATAGCAAAGAAGCTTAAAAGAAAATGAGTTTACCTAACGAGATAGTCTTTGGAAGCAGACTGATTAAGTTAGACTTAATTGACAAAGAAACAGCATCTAAGAAAAAGATATTTGGCGAAATAGACTGCGATTCAAATACACTTACCTTAGACAAATCATTAGATAATATTCAAACAATTAACACACTATTGCACGAACTGTGCCACATGATACATTCGGAATATTTAATTGAATTACCAGCAAAAGCTGAAGAACTAGTATGCAATTCAACAGCTAATGGACTTTGTCATATCCTTTATCAAAACCAAGATTTACTAGAGTTCCTTTACAAATCGTTAAAAAAAGCTTAATAGAACATTTAACGAACATAGTCGGTTAATATGGATAAGAATACACCAGTAATAGATATACCTAAGAAGGTAGGGAGACCCAATTTTGAATTTACACCTAAAATATTAGAACAAGTTAAAACTATGGCTAGTTATATGTGTACGAAAGCAGAAATAGGCAAAATAATTGGTTGTTCAGAATCCACGATTAATAGAAACGAATCAGCACAGGAAGCATGGGAACAGGGGGTTGCACTAGCAAAACAAGAGATTAGAAAAACCCAATTTGATATAGCTACTAAATTAAAATCAAGCATAATGGCTATGTGGTTAGGTAAGGTTTATCTTGGACAAACCGATAAAATACAAAATGCTGACGACAATGTTCCACTGCCAATCTATGATATTATTGAACACGAAGAACCTAAAGAAATAGAATTCAAGGAAGTTGAAAATGAGTAAATGTATATTTTGTAAAAGAGAAATGCTTAATAAGCTTGAACAACACATCAAAGCTTGTCATAAGTGCATTGTTGATTTGCTTATGAAAAAGCATAACTTAAAAGTTAAAAAACAAGCACCAGTAACATTGAACTTAAAAAAGTATGAGTAAATTTAGTTTATTAAAACGTGATAAGAATCCAAGAGGTGGTTTAAGTGCATCTGGCAGAAGAAGATATAACAAAGCAACAGGTGGCAATCTAAGACCACCAGTTAAATCAAGACCAGATACTTTAAGCGAATACAGACGTAAAGGTTCATTCTTAGTTAGAATGGGAAGTTCACAAGGCAGGTTATTTGATTCTAAAGGTAGAAAGACTAGATTAAAATTATCTTTAGAGGCTTGGGGTTATAAAGGCAAAAGCAAATCTGAAGCAGTAGCTTTGGGAAGAAGATATTTGAGGGCATATCAGAATAAGAAAAAATAGTGGAATATTTTATAGTATTCCTACTGTTTATTTCTAATGGCTATGAATATAGACCCATATTTTTGAAGATGGAAGATAACAGGACATTCCAAACTTTAGAAGATTGTAATAATTTTGGCTATAAACAAAGAGATTTAATTGTAGAAACTTTAAACGAACAAGGTATTATATATAAGGATTTAATGTTCAAATGTGTGGAAGAAAAAAGCCAACAAATATGATTGATAGGAAGCAAAGAGGGTCTAACGATCTTGAAGTAATCATATATGGTCTAAAAAAACAAATAGATATTCTGCGAGAAGAAATACAAGCTAAAGAAATAGAAATTAAAAAGTTAAAAGAAGCAACGAACGATCAGTATGATGAATTGGGCTACTAATGTCTCTTTACGATATATACTTAGAACAAGCAAAAGAGTATCATAAGAACGATAAAATATGGCAAGGCATCACACTCACAAAATACATACCCTTAATAAACCAAATAATAAAAGACAAAGAAATTAAAACAATATTAGATTATGGTTGTGGCAAAGCAAAACATCACCCTTTAAAATGGAACGCAACTAAGTATGACCCTGCTGTACCTGAATACCAAAACAAACCTACTGATAAATTTGATTTAGTTATTTCAACTGATGTACTAGAACATATCCCAGTAGATAATCTTAAAGATGTTATTGATGAGATATTTAATTACTCAAAGAAGTGGGTATTCTTATCGGTATGTTGTAGAAAAGCTAATGCAATACTTCCAAATGGTTATAATGCTCATGCAACTATTGAATCAGCTAAATGGTGGCGAGAACTATTAAAACCTTATAACAACTACACACTAGAGTTTTCAGAATAATGTTTAACCCATACGAATATTTTAAAGACAAGAATGTTTTACTCATAGGTAATGGCGAAAAGATAAATCAGATTGATTATAGTAAATTCAATTCAATCGTAAGAATGAATCTTGGAGTTCAAGACAAACCATGTGATGTTTGGATTAACAATCTAGTTTATGGTGGACACAGTCTATTAAAAGAGATTCCACAAATACGTTGCATTGTAAGATTAAACTTTGAAAAAGATGGTAAGAGAGCAGAACGTATGCCTGATTGGGTTAAGAAAAAAGCTTGGCTATGGAACAAGGAAGAATTTAGCTTAATGACACAAAGATACAATTACCAAAGACCAACAACTGGTTTTATTTCAATTTATTGGTTGTTGAATCATTGTAAGTGCAAAGTAACTATTACTGGATTTGATTTCTTTAAAACTAAAAACAGATATACAATGGAAGAAGTAAGTCATATTGGAACTTCTAAAGGTTATAACCATGATGTTAAATTGGAAGAAGAAATTATTACAAAGTTAATTCAAAGAGGAATTATTAATGCCATTTAGTAAACCACAACTAGAAGTATATACTTGTCCCAAAAGATTTAGAGTTCTAATTACAGGAAGAAGATTCGGTAAGACACACTTAGCCATGTATGAACTACTTAGATTTGCAAGTAGAAAACCAAACTCAAAAATATTCTATGTAGCACCTACTTACAGAATGTCTAAAGAGATTATGTGGAAACAAATCAAAAGACTTACAACTGAAAAGAGATGGATTAAATATGCTAATGAAACAGAACTAACTTTAATACTTAGGAATGGTAGCCAGATAAGTTTAAAAGGTGCAGATAAATCACCAGACAATTTGCGAGGAGTAGGATTAGACTTTTTACTATTAGACGAGTATGCAGATATAGACCCTATGGCTTGGCATGAAGTATTGCGACCAACAATCTCAGATAAGCACGTTACAGGAAATGTATTATTTATAGGAACACCTAGAGGATTTGGTAACTGGTCTTATGAGATTTATCAGAAGGGTTTAGGAGATGACCCTGAGTGGAAATCTTTTAAGTACACAACATTAGATGGTGGTCAAGTTGATGCAGAAGAAATTGAACAAGCAAAAAGAGATTTAGATGAACGTACTTTTAGACAAGAATATTTAGCTTCATTTGAAACATACTCAGGAGTTGTTTATTATAACTTTGATAGAGAATACAATGTCCAAGAATGTAAGTATGACAAAGATGCTATTATTCATATAGGCTTGGACTTTAACATAGACCCAATGTCAGCTTGTTTATTCCATGTTAAAAACGATATAGCTTATGTCTTTGATGAGATAGTTATTTACAGTTCAAATACAGACGAATTTATTGATGAACTATTAAGCAGATACCCAAAAACTAAAATGGTTGTTTACCCAGACCCAGCATCAAGACAACGTAAAACTTCTGCTGGTGGAAGAACTGACTTAACCATATTGCAAAATGCTGGTTTAAATGTTAAAGCTAAGAATACTCATGCTTTAGTAAGAGACAGGATTAATTCTGTTAATAGCAAACTGAAGGCATTTGATGGAAAGAGAAGTATTTTTATTAATCCTTCTTGCAAAACACTAATTAATAGCTTAATGAAACAAGTTTACAAAGAAGGTACAAATCAACCAGAAAAAGGAAATGGTTACGATCACATGACTGATGCACTAGGTTACGCAATAGAATATTTATTCCCAATCACATCTAATCTTCCTAAATCACAACCTAAGAGATTCTCATAATGGCTTACACAAGAAAAGATATTGAACAACAAAATTCACAATACAAAGGTATGATGCCTAGATGGGAATATTTCATCAGATCATATTTAGGTGGCAAAGAGTTTCAAGACGGAAAGTTCCTACAAGAATACCAATTAGAATTAGAATCAGAATACTTTAAAAGACTTGCTTACACACCATTAGACAATCATTGTAGAAATATCATTCACATTTACTCAAGCTATTTATTTAGAGTACCACCAACTAGAGAATTAGGTTCATTAGAACAAGATGCTACATTAGATTATTTCTTTGATGATGCAGATTTAGAAGGAAGAACATTTGATGCTCTTATGAGAGAAGTACAAGTTTATGCTTCTGTTTATGGACACTGCTGGATTATCGTGGACAAACCATCTTCAAATGTAATGACAAGAGGAGAAGAATTAGAACAAGGAATTAGACCATATCTAAACATCTACACACCTGAGAATGTATTAGACTGGAAATATACAAGATCATCTAATGGATATTACTATTTAGAATATTTAAAAATTAGAGAATCAATAGAAGATGATGGAGAGTATTATAAGATTTGGTATTTAGATAAAATTGATACAGTATTTTTACCAACTGCAAATAGAGATGAACCAAAGCTAATTGAATCAGTACCTAATCCACTAGGTAAAATACCAGCAGTTATTTTATACAATCAAAGATCACCTATGCGAGGTTTAGGAGTATCTGATTTAACTGACATAGCTGATTTACAAAAATCTATTTACAATGAACTATCTGAGATTGAACAAATAATTAGAATATCTAATCACCCATCTTTAGTTAAAACAAGAGATACTGAAGCTGTTGGTGGTGCAGGTTCTATAATTGAAATACCTGATAACATTGATGCTAATTTAAAACCTTATATCTTACAACCAAGTGGAAGTAATTTAGATGGTGTATTAAAATCAATCGCACACAAAATAGAATCTATAAACAGATTATCTCATGTAGGTGCTATTAGAGCAACAGGAGAGAGAATACAATCTGGCATAGCACTAAGAACTGAGTTCCAATTACTAAATGCTAGACTTGCTGAAAAAGCAAAACTAATGGAACTTGCTGAAGAACAAATTTGGAGACTATATGCTCTATGGCAAGAAACAGTATTTGATGGAGAAGTTATGTACCCTACAACATTTGACATTAGAGACTGGGCAACTGATTTAGAATTATTGCAACAAGCTAAAGCTTCTAATATTAAATCATCTACATTCACTAAAGAACTAGATAAACAAATAGCTAGAACTGTAATTGATGATGATGAGAAGTTAGTAATTATTGATGCTGAAATTGAAAACAATACACAGACACTAGGAGAGTTTCAACAACAACCAATAACTTTACCTACAGTTTAATGTGGCACAAGATCTTCTACAACAGCTACAATTAATTAGAGAAAAAGCTGTAAACAATTTAGAAGCACAACATCAAAAACTATTAATAGATACTTTACAAAACTTAGAAAAAGAAGTTGTAAGATTAGTATCAGAACTGCCTATTCAAGAAGGTGCTTTATTTAACACAAGACTTGCAATAGAGATTAGACCAAAGCTACAAAAAGCTATTGAAGATTTATACCTAACTAAAGTTCAAACATTTATAAATGACTATGATAAGATTGCAGGAACTATTGTTGCAACTTATGGTAAGCTTCCAATACCTAATGAGTTTAAACAAATAACTGAAGCTGATTTAACTACTATTCAACAGTTAAAGAAAATAGCATTTACACAATTTCAAAACCTAGCAACAGAATTTAGTAACACATTAGCACAAGAAGTTTATCAATCTACATTAGTAGGTAAACCATTTGCAGATGTAGTAGAAACTGTAAGAGCAAAGATTAATGGTATCTATCAACAAGCTGATACTAGAAAACAAAAAGAACTTGTGGACTTTGTTCAAGCACAAAGAATCGCTGGGAAAACAAATACAGAAGATTTTAAAACTGCAGTAGATGAACTTAAACAATCTTATGGTTCTACAGTTACAGGTGCTAATCTTGCAGTATATTCATCTCAAATAGTACAAGATGCTTTAATGGGGTTTGATGGACAATTTGCAAAGTTTAGAGCAGATGAATTAGGTTTAACTAGCTATGTTTATTTTGGTTCTATTATTAGAGATAGTAGAGATTTCTGTGTAGAACATGCAAACAAAATATTTACAGAAGAAGAAGCTAGACAATTATGGCAGAATGACTGGCAAGGTAAATCAGGTAGCGACCCATTTATTGATAGAGGTGGTTATAATTGCAGACATCATTGGCAACCAGTAGACCCTGAGTGGGGAACTGTAAAAGATGATGGTACATTTGAATACACAGTAGATTAGAACATTTTAGCAACAACTTTGTTGCATTTTTACAATTTCCTTGATAATTGACAATTATAACAATATAGAAGGAGAACAAACAATGAACGACAAAGTAAAAGAGTCGGTTGAGAATACAGCATCTCAAGACAATGCTGGAGTAAACGAAGTTTCTGAAACAACTTCAACTGAGAACAAAGTTTTTACTGCTGAGCAGTTAGAACAAATAGTTCAAAGAAGATTAGAGAGATATAAAAAATCTGTTTCTAATAAACTTGATGGCATAGATATTGAAGAAGCCAAAAAGTTACTTGAAGAAAAGAAACTTAAAGAACTAGAAATCGCTAAACAACGTGGCGAATTTGATAAAGTTCTGAAGGAAACAGTATCAAAAAAGGATTCAAAAATTCAATCGTTGGAATCTGAATTAAAAAGGATTCGTATAGACGAAACATTAGTAAATGTAGCTAGTGGCATGAAAGCTGTTAAACCAGCAGAAGTGAAACAACTACTTAGAAATAATGTTAGACTAAACGAGCAAGGTTCTGTTGAAGTTATCAACGAAGATGGAACTCCAAGATATTCAGATAAAGGCGAACCAATGACAGTAAATGAATTGGTAAGCGAATACTTAAAGAACAATCCACACCATGTTTTATCTACACCATCAGGTGCAGGTAGCAAGGGACAGATTGGTGGTTCTTCGCCAAAGACAGTAAATATTGGTGATCTTGATTTAAGTAATCCTAATGACAGAAAAATTTATGCTGACATGAGGAAACAAAGAGATCAGGGTATATTTAAAATGAAAATAACTAACAACAACAACAAACTATAAAAAACTATGGCAAACGAAACAACAAGTTCAACACTAAGTGAACTTTTTACGAATATAACTCAAGAAGCTATATTCACATTCCAAGAAACTTCAGTTATGAGACCACTTGTAACTACTTACCCAATTAGTGGTTCTGGTAAAACTATTGAAGTTCCTGTGTACCCAACAATCAGTGCTTCAGCAGTAAACGAAGCTTCTGATTTATCTAATACAGCAGTAAACCCAACTTCAGCAACTATCACTGCTTCTGAAATTGGTGTTATGACAACTTTAACTGACTTAGCTAGAGATTCAGCTAGTCGTAATGTTGGTGCTGATATCGGAAAATTATTCGGTGAAGCAATCGCTAAAAAAGTAGATACAGATTTAGCTGGTTTACTAGACGACTTTGCATCTGCAAACGATCAAGGTGGTGCTGGAACTGAACTAACTGCTGACTTGCTTTTCAAAGCACAAGCGATTTTAAGAAGTGCAAATGTACCTGCACCTTACTACGCAGTGTTTCACCCTAAAGCAACTTTCAATTTAAAGAAAACTTTAACACAACCTGCTTACACAACATCAAGTTCAGGTTATGCTATTTCTGATATTGGAAATGAAGCTTTAAGAAATGGATATATCGGTAGAATTGCTGGTATTGATATTTTTGAAAACGCAAATATTTCTATTGATGCTTATGACGATTCATTCGGTGGAGTATTTCACCCACAATCTATCGGATTGGCATTAAAAGAAGATTTCAAAGTTGAAACTCAAAGAGATGCGTCTCTAAGAGCAACTGAGATCGTAGCTTCTATCACTGTTGGTTCTGGTGTTCTAAAAGACACTTACGGAGTAACAGTTAAAGTTGATACAGCTCTTTAATTAATAAATCGGTGGGGTGTAAAAGCCCCACCAACTAAACGGAATTAACTATGGCTAATTTTTCTACAGATTCAGATTTAACATTTTACCAACCAGATATTTTAACTTTTGGAATAGCAAACTTTACTTCTCCAAATGATTACCACGCACAAGCAAGAGCAGACATTGAAAGAGATTTAAGAATAAGATGGTTTCCAGTTTACTCAAAGGAAACTTATAGAGATATAGCAATACTAAACACAACTGAAATGGACGCAACTTTATTAACTGATGCACAGTTTAAAAGAGCATCTGTATTTAGAGTAATAGGTTTTTATGCTTGTCCACAACTTACTAAATTTAATTCAAATGATAACCCAGATAGATTCCAAGTTATGATGAAACACTATCAACAAATGTATGCTGATGAAATGGAGTCTATTTTAAGAGATGGTGTTGAATATGATGCTGATGATTCTAATACAATTCAAGACGCAGAAAAAGCACCTTATCATAGACTTAAACTAATTAGATGAAGATTACTGTTGAGGATAATTCATTACAAGTTGCTAGAAACTTTGAAAAACAAGTAAGAGAACAACCTCTAATAGTTAAGACTGCATTAGGCAGAACTGCTGAGTTCTTAATGGGTCTAATCAAACAAAGAACTGCAAGAGGTATCAATGCAGATGGTAATTCATTCCCACCATACACAGAAGCTTATAAAACATTTAGACAACAAGCTGGGAGACAAACACAATATCCTGATCTTAATTTTTCTGGTCAAATGTTATCAAACATAACTCAAAGATCACAACCAACACAAGCTATTATTTATTTTGCAAATAAATTCCAAAATGTTAAAGCTTTAGGTAATCAAAAGAAACGTAAATTCTTTGCTATTGGTGCAAGAGAGATTCAACCAGTAATGAATGTATTTATGCAAACATATAAAAAACTTAGTAAGATATGAGTAAACGAGAAGATATAGCATCTAATATAGTAACAGCAATTTCAACTGGCACATCTCCAATAACTTTAAAGAAGGTTACTAGAGAACCTTTTAATGTTGATGAATTATCTGAACAACAATATCCAGCTTGTTTCGTACAATCAGGAAACGAAGTAAGATCAGATGAAACAATGACTTCAAGCACTATTACAAGACAAGCAACTGCTGATTATGTAATTGTAGGATATGTAAAAGGAACTCCAACAAATATTGATACAAAACGTAATGAGTTAATAACTACGATTGAAACTAGACTAAATTCTGATAGAACACGAGGTGGATATGCAAAACAAACTCAAGTAGTAGAAGTTTCTACTGATGAAGGTGTTTTGTTTCCAATAGGTGGTATCAGAATGGTAGTGCGAGTAATGTACCAATACACTTCTGGCACACCTTAACATTAACTAAACAAGGAAAACAACATGGCAACTCATACTGGTTCAGAAGGAACGATTAAAGTTAGCACTACAGTAGTAGGCGAACTTAGAAGTTATACTTTAGAACAAACTGCTGACACTATTGAAGATACTTCAATGGGAGATACTTCAAGAAGTTACAAAAGTGCTTTAAAAGGTTGGTCTGGTTCTGCGTCATTATTTTTTGATGAAGCTGATGCTGGTCAATTACTTTTAGTTTTAGGAACTGAAATAGCATTAAAAGTTTACCCTGAAGGTGCTTCATCTGGTGATAAATATTACTATGGTCAAGCAATCATTACAGGTAGCAATATATCTGCATCTTTTGATGGAATGGTAGAAGCTGAAGTAACATTTACTGGAACAGGTGTATTAACACTTGGAACTGCGTAATTAATTATTAATTAGAAAAGGAAGATATGAACGTAATAGATAGAGTGAAGGCACAATTTGAATCTTTAGGCATTAAAAAGATTGAGGTAGCTGAGTGGGGCGAGGAAGGCAAACC